CCATCGTCTAGGGCTATGATGTGAGCACATTTGTGCTCGTGCGGAATCTCTGAATGGTCCGTATCCAATATATTAGACTCTGGATGTGCAAAGTCAACCGTAAATAAGTATTTACCGTGGTGCCATTTCTTGTCTTTTCCTATGTATTTTCCTGCTTGTGCTTCTAAAATATCCCAAGAATGAACAGAAGGATAATAACTGAAACAATTCCAAAGCTGTAACTCATCAAGTCTACGTCTAGGAACTTTTTTAACGTCATGGCCTCTTTGAATGAACGCAGATATCGGTAGACGATAGAAGACAGCTCCATTTTCCATAATACAATGAAAAAGGAGGGCACGCCCCGTAATAGCCGTAACACCAAAAATAATACAATCTTCAACTTCTCCAACATGTTTCCTAAGGTCATATAGATACTCTTTTCTTATTTGTGCGTACTCCGGTGGTATGTTTGCATTTAGATAAGCCATAATTAATCCTCATTTTATTTCACCCCAGTTGTCTCCACTATCGAAGTCAACTTTGTTTGGTACTTGTAACTCCACTGCTGATTCCATAATTTTAATTATCTCTTCAGCTTTTTTATCTGACTCAACTGATATATCAACTTCGTCATGTATTTGTATATGTGGTATTATACCATTTTCATACAAAGCTACCATAGATTTTTTTGTCATATCTGCGGCAGATCCTTGTATCAATCTGTTCAAGGCCTTGTATGTAAATGCTCTTTTTAAAGGTTCATCATATTCTTTTCTAGCTTGTTCTAATGGTAGTGGTTTATACACACCAAAATGTATTGGCTGCCACAAATCAAAATGACATGCTCTGCCCAGCAGAGTACGTATTTTACCTCTATCATTTGCTTTGTTTGATACATTTTCCATTAGTCTTTTTACAAATGGTGCTTTCATATGATATTGTTTTATTAGTCTTTCTGCTGAATCTTTCATTAGACCCAATTCGGACATCAACTTATTTTTACCCATTCCATACATAAGACCCAAATTGATCGTCTTGGCTTGCTTACGTTCTATGCCTGCCATGTCTGCTACTACCTGGTGGAAGTCTGCATCACCAGCTCTGTATGCATCTACAATTTCATTTACACCTGGCAACTCTTGTAGTTTTGCATAGTGTACAAGTATTCTAGGTTCTTGTTGTGAGTAATCAAACGTACCCCATTTACAATCTTGTTCGGGAATGAATATTGACCTAATTAAAGGGCCTAAATCCTTATGTCTTGCAGGTATCTGTTGTAAATTAGGATTAGACATACTGAATCTACCAGTAACTGTACCACCATCATCAGATCTAATTTGATTTATATCTGCGTGTATTCTTCCTTTGTGTGAATGTTTTAATATTGTTTCTATAAATGTTGTATGCGCTTTGTTTATCTCTCTTGCACTAGCAATCTCTTTTGCTATTTCATGTGGGTGATTAGCTAAAAAGTTTTTTGTAAAACTAGGTTTGTTTGTCTTTGCTGTTCTATCATAAGGTAATTTTAAATGATCAAATACTTTTGCAATAGAAGCTGCAGCCCATATCTCTACATCTACATTTGTTATATTTTTTATTTTATGTAGTATTTCTTTTTCTCTATGTATTAGTTTTGCTTTTATATTATGTGCTTTATCTATGTCTACACGAACACCTTTGAATCTCATGTCTACAAGACAAGGAAATAATTTAGTTTCTAATGTAAATATATCTGTAAGTTCTTGTGCATATAATTCTGTTTGTAATCTTTGCCATAGTTTATATGTAGACTCAGCATCTTGTTCTGCATATTGACCTACATACATAGATGGTAGTTTCCATAAATCTTTTTTAGGATCTATCTGCCACGCTTTTGCTGCAGCTTGTAAAACTTTTTCATCTTTACCTTTACCTACATATTCTTTTGCTAGTGAGTCTAATCTGTATGATAGTCTATTCTCATTTATTAATGATGCAGCTATCATAGTATCAACTACCTTACCTGCAATATGCATACCATTTGATCTAAGCCAACACACATCATACATTGCGTTGTGAAAAATAAATGTTTTGTTTGGATCTTTAAATAAATCTCTAAGCCAACTGAATACAAGTGTTGTATCCATGTTACCACCATTCTCATGTCCTATAGGATAGTAACCTGACCAACCTTCTACAGCTAATGCCACTCCGGCTATATGTCCATTACCAACCACGTTCCCCGATCCACTTGTAGTTAAGTCTGGATCATACGTTTCAAGGTCAACTGCTATTTCTTTGTAATGCGTTAGATCTTTTAGTTCGTCGGGCATTACCCATTCTGTTTCTGGTGAGAATAGTGGTGGCTGTGTAGTTCTCATTTTTGACTCTTCTTCCAGTTTTCATAACCTTTTTTCCAGTCCTCTCCTTCACCATCAAATTTACATTCACCAGCTATAGCCATATATGCAGCGGCATCAATGTATGTATCTTGAGTTGGACTACCAAACTTTGTTCTTGCAACTTTTAATAAAGCCAACATCACAGCTGCATCGTGTGCTGTAATTTCTTTATCTAAATATGCTGACCAAAGTTTTGCTATATTACCATGGTTAATAACTTTATCTCCGTATGTCTTTGCTCTTGGTCCAGAGATAAGATCTTTTGCTGTCTGTAGTGCTTCTTCTGTTTTCATACCCATCCTTTATGTTTGTATTGTTCGTAAATAAATTGTCTATCCTTTTTCTTATCTTTTGGATATCCAATTGAATTATCTTTTATAGTTAAAAGTTCTAAGTTTTCTATTCTATAGTCTGCTGGTTTTTCATTTTTATGATTAACAACGTAGTCACCTCCATCAGATTTATGTTTGTGACTATTTGGATTACTCCATGCTTTTGCAATTATAACATGAGCATAAACTTTTACTCTTCTATCTCTACCATCTGAGTCTTTTGTATTTGCATACAAAGTCCAGTTGACATAAGGTTGTTTTAAAGAAACAGATCCGTTTATTTTTCCGTTCAAGTTTAGTTTTTGATGATAGCCATTTAACTTTTTTATGTATGGCCATATAGGTAATCCATATTTTTCATTACCAATATGTAATGCCACATTTCTAAATGGGTGATACCCTCCTGTTTTAACTAAAGTATAACAACCAGATTTAATTCTGCTATCTAATTCTTCAACTGGTATTTCATCTCTTTGGTCAATCATAATATATAGGCCTTGTTAAAATCTTTTGGATCTACAATATGTAATTCTTTCTTCGTTCTTGTTGTTCCAGTATAAAACAATCGATGTAATTCATCAGGATCATCCTGGAATGTTTCAAGTGCTGAATTAGTTAGATCTTGTAAAATAAGAACTTTATTGGCCTCTCCTCCTTTTGCTCCGTGTATTGTTGACATTGTTATTCGAGGGTTAACATTTATCTTCTCTCCATTAGCCCTCATATTCCTTATATAGTTTTCTGTGAAAGTATCAAGTCCTTCAAACGAATCATACCAAACTTTGTCTGTCAGTAGACCATACTTTTCTAAACACTCTTTCAATGTATATTTATCTTCAGAATGAAATAATTTACCCTCTCTAAATCCGTCTGCCACATTTGTGCCTAAATATCCGTAGATGTTTTTTATTTCTATATGCGTAAGTTCAGAACCTTTTCTCCATTGTTCCCAGTTTTGTAATGCCAATAGTAATTTTACATCTATTGAATTTTTATTTTTGTATTTGTAGTACCAACCTCTTAATTCACAGAGTTCTTTGACATCATCTAAAAGATAGTTTGCTGTAGCCAAGGCAAGCCATTGTCCTTCTGACATGTCAACTTGAGTAAGATCTGAGTATCGTCTGAGTATGCCTTGTTCTGATCTAGGTTTATATTTTTTGTCAAATCTATTACCCACTTTTTTTATTATATTCTGTGATAATTCATGTATTGGTCCACCTGGTATTCTAAAAGACTCATCTAATATTTTTATAGTATCGACTTCTTTCTTGAGAGATATAAAGTGATCTACATCTGCACCAGCCCATTTAAATATGGCTTGGTCGTCATCACCTGCTATGTATGTTTTATCTGTGTCTCTCCACATTTGTCTCACCATGTCCCATTGTAGAGAGGACAAGTCTTGAGCTTCATCTATAAACAATACATCGAAGTTTGTTTTTATATCTCTTGTTATGTAATCTAATATAAGGTCTGTAAAATCTTTTTTCTTTTTCTCTTCTTTAAA